CTCGTGTGATGCTAGCGGGTCGGGGAACGTAGAATCGTATCCGCCGCTTTTAACTGAGTATTGATCCATTTATCGCAGTTTATACACAAAGGTACAAGTTATCTTAGCGCGTAATTTCCTTACCCTTGCGGAAGAAAACCTTGTCGTTGAAGTCCGCTTTCTTGACTTGTTTTACCTGCTTTTGTGCTGCGAGAAGTGCTAGTCCAGACGAAATCGTCAAGTCAAACTTGGTTCGATCGTCAATCTTAAAGTTAATCCAGTCCTCTAGTGTTCGGTTGAAGTACATCCTGCCAAACATACCAGTCTCGTTGTGTAGACCTACGTGGTCGTGGATATACGCCTCAATTGCCTGAGCGTGAGCTTGGATTACGTCTTGGCTGTTGGATGGTATGCCCTTAGTCTTTACGCTTGACTTCATTGCTGTTGTAGCAAGGTGGTCAGGTCGTGCCATCAGGTACTCGTCGTAGCCCCGTGTTTCAAAGTAGCGAGCTATGCCATACTTGTTGTTTTCTATCAGCACAGGATAACCGTAGAACACCGCGGCCATAAGCACATCCTCGTAGAAGATCTTTGCAAGTGGCGGACGACTAGCGTATTCCGCTACGAACATATTCGCCGGATGCTCCATCGAGAACTTGTTGTAGACGTGGCACGCACCCTTTGATGCTCGGTAGTCAATAGTAGTGTCAAGGTCATAGGAGTCAACACCCATTACGCCAAACGCAGAGTTGGGAGCTACCAATTTGTTGTTCTCGGTCTTTCGTTTATTTCGAATATCGGGAGGAGCAAGCCACGCTACTCTCCATCTTCCATTTGGATCTGGAGCAAACACAACCTCTGTGTCCTGCTTTCCGTCCTTCCACTGGAAGTTTCCGATGATCACTGGATTTGGGAACAGCTCTTCGTTATGTTGAATCTGCTCGTAGATCTTCTGGATGTTGAACAGCGAAGACTTCGTTGAGTCGCGGAACGCTTCGTCTTCGGTAAATGGGAACTGACGGATGATTTCGTTTAGTTCGTAGCTGTTGTTCTGCTGTCCCTTGCGCTCGTTCTTTAGAAAGGTACGTGCTCCAATTGAAGTGAACGTGCCATCCTCAGTCATCACTGGCTGCTCTGGATCCTCAATAATCGGAAGTCCGTACTGGTCAAAGAATCCCTCCAAAGCTTCGTATGCCGGAATGAAAATCTTATACAGACCACTCTTGGTACGTCCGTTCTCGTTGCGATCATTAGGGTCCGAGTCGTAGTACAGATCACGGAACTCACGGCCTCCCTTGTCGAGTGGGTTTACCGTAGAGCCAACCATTGCCTTACCAATCACCTTGCGACCAACGAGCAAACAGGTGCGGTGGATGCGCCATACTTCACGTATGTCATTAGGATTCAACCACTTACCGGCCTCATCAAGAAACAACATATGGGTCTTACTACCGTCGTATGCGTTGTTTGTGGTGTTCTTCCAGTTAATGATTGTATCTAGTGCCTCGCCGCGGTAGGATGTCTTGTTCTTTTTGGTGATGCGCTTAGCAGGTTCACGGAACGCAAGCTCCATACGTGGGTTGGTGGTACCGTCAAGGATAGGTTTTAGGAAGAATGGGTAGCTACGGAAGATGGGTACAATCTTAGAGCCGAACACCGCCTCTTGAGCGTCTGTACCCGTCTTACTCATAATGCCCAACAGCTTTTCCGTTACCTGCGATCCCTCGTCCACTAGCGTAGCAGCGCTCATATTGGTGTAACCAGAGCGTCGACACTTGGTGTATATCTGGCCAAGACACCGAGGATCAGCCTCGCACGCCGCAAAGTGTGTGAACAGCTTACGCTGGAAGTCCAGGTATCCAGGGTATCCGATATCAATCTTGCTCCACTGAAGGAACATATAGTGGTGCCCAGTGATGTACGTTGGAACACCGTTATTCATAAACCAAAGACCTTCTCTCCTGCGTCGAAACTCCTCCTCAATGTACGGACTCCACTTCTGCTGGAACTCACGCGGCGCTTCGTACCAGTCGTCCATACTCTGGATCTGCTGAAGCTCACGAGGCATCTCCTCACGTACCCACCGTTGGTTCACTTCTGGTGAATTTGCGTACAGGATATTCTTTGGCATAGTCGGAAGCTGAATCAAGATAGACTCAATCTCAATGATGGGACCATCCGACCCGTTGGGACAGATGTTTACCACCTCTTTGCCGTCTATCATTTTCAGCCCTGCCATTACTTCTTAGCCATTCGTTCTGCAAATCCTCCCTTGAAGTCCTTCTCCTCCTCAAAGCCACCGGACTCCTCCAAATCACCAATCAGCTGTTCTAGCTTCTGGCGCTCCACAATAAGCTCCTTACAGGCTAGAGCCGTATCCTTGATAGCCTGAAGTTCCGCTTTGCGAGCAGAGCCAGTAAGTTCTGGGTCTACAGGCTTTCGGATCTCCTCGGTCATATTGTTGATGGCAGCCTCCATAGCGGAGATGAGGTTCTTCGCTGCCTGAGCAGTGGTGAACTTTACTTCTTTACGCATAGCAGGTGGTGAATTTGCATACGCCACAGCTTGCGCCCGTTGATGTCCATCTCGTAGTCAGCGTCCTTGGCAAAGAACACCACGTCGCCAACAGCAAGACCTTCTGACTCGAGCCACTGGCTTCCGTACACAATACGTCCCCAGCGCTTCTCTGGCTCTTTAAACGTAACTAATTCGATAACATCGCTCTTAAGTTCAGGCTCAACCTCAACTGGCTCAAGGAATACCCAGTCGGCTACAGCAATCAGCGTTCCGTCTGGCTTCTCAATCAGGTAGGCTTGGTTAGCGCTACCGCCAAATTGGTCGTAGTTGACGCGGTAGATCTTCTCCTTGGGATCAACAACCTGAGTGTCGTTAAGTGCAACGTGGTGGTGGTGGAATACGTAGTCTCCTACCTCAACCTGACAGTCAAACTTAGCTGGAACACCAACAACCTTAGCCTTCATCGTTCGATGCTGGAACTCGTTGTACTTGGTGTCTACGTATAGTTCGGTCTCTCCGACCTTCATCGTCTCATTGACAGCCGATGGGATGTGTACCAAGATATGGTATAGTGGTTTCATATAAAGTAATTTAAATTAAGTTGTAAGTCGGTTACAACTAGAAGTTGCAGTCGTACTCTACGATCGTAGGCATACCCTCGATAGACTTCCACAGCATAATACCGCTATCCTTTTTCAGATAAATAAGGTAACGACGCTCTCCGTGGTTATGTAAATGCTGTCCATCGAGTATGATAGAGTTAATCTCTCCATCGCCAGCCTTCTGCCCCACATAGTAGGCCAGAGCTTTTAGCGGATCAGTGCCCGCAATGATTTTACGAATAAGGTCCATTTCATTTAATTTAGATTTAGCCAGAAGTCTGGATCAGAAGTGTCTCCACTATCGTCGTCATCATCGTCCTGGTAAGACGTTGCAAGATACATCAGCAAAGAATTCATCTCTTCCTGGCTGTCTACGTCGATGGTAGAGATAGACTCAACCACGTTCTTTCCTTTGTGCTCTCCAGTTACAAGACCTACCGTGCCGATCATCATAAAGTCATCGTACACGCCAAGCTCTTTAGCCTTTTCAGCAATCTCTTCGAAGCTGTTCCTCGCGAAGATGAACAGTTCAACCCTAGCTTGATCTTTATCCATTAAAGAACGCGTAGATGTAGTACTGAGAATGCGTCTAGTGAAATTGTTCCACTACCGGTCTCTGATGCTCTTACTGATATTACGTCGCCATTATTTAGGTTTCTGAAAAAAGCTTGCGTTACGTGGTGGTCAGCACCAGCACCTAGTGGTGTATCGCTAGCATCTACGATAGCTCCGTTAACTTCTAGGTCGAACTTTACGGAAGTTCCAGATCCAGTTGTAGTTAGACTTGCAGCTATAGTTATCTCAACTAGAATACCGTCAGCCAATATCGTTACCGAATCGTTTACGCCACCATACACGCTTGAAAGAGAGAAATACGCTGCTCCATCACCAACTTTGTTTGAGGAACCAGCACCAGTTCCTATAGAAAAGAACTCAAGAACTTGAGGAGTTGATGTTAGGGACAATGTATCTGATGTCTTTAGCACAAACTCGGGTGCAGACTGATAACCACCAGGGTTTATGAGCGACTTAAGATTAGAATAGTCGATGCGACGCCAAGAGTTGGTAGATACGTCGTAAATCAAGAACCTGTCTCCGTTAGCGATAGCACCAATGTCAGAGATAGAGGCTGGGTTGTCAAGGCGTACAGTTGAGCTGGTGATAGCAAGAGGAAGCGTGGCAGCAGTAACAGCGCCACCAGAGAATGCAGCAGCGTTTAGGGTACGGCGTACAACCTGATTGTTTGCATTAAGAAGCAGGGCCGAGGTCTCAGTGGTTCCGGTAGCAGGAACAGTTGGGAACTCAAGGATTCCATTAACTCCAACTTTCGTGGTTCCGATCTGAAGCGCAGTGGTTACTCCGTCTCCAGACTCCACGTTCTTTAACGTGGTAGTGGCTGTGTTAGTAGAAAGCTTCAGCAGCGAAGCAAACGCATCTTTAACCTTCTGACCGCTAAGTGTTGCCATATTATTTACTTTTGCTACAAAGATACAATTTACTTCATTGGCTAAAAAGTTCAAAAAGAAGGAGGACCTTAAGTTCAGGGACTTCGCCTACCGCGACGAGCGTGGTGATCTGTCGTACAAGTACGTATGGCACGCAGACCGGTTCATCAAACACCAATACGGACTACAGCCTATGTATGTCCAGTTCCTTATCTACGCCTACGACCTGGAGTTCTTTACCATAGAATGGATGGCTAAACAGCTATCTAAGTCCTACAACCAGACTAAGGACTGGCTTACTGTCAAGATGCGTAAGAAAGAGTTGCTGTTCGACTACTTCTCGTCAGAGGATATCAACATCCATAAGGACACGTCTATGTGGTTTCGTCAGGAGAATAGATGGAACTACCGCAAGCGCTATGCGCTGACTCAGGAAGGTCGTATGATTGCCGATAGGTGGAAGGCGATAGCTTCAGGAAGAGAGAAGGTAGAGCTTGACTACCACCCAAGGGCCGAGAACTTTGAGATACCAGACAAAAAAGAAGGTCTTCCTATTGGTGGTAAGCTAAAGAAAAGGTTGCGTGGTCACGAGGATACCCCGCTAGGAAAGAAGCTGATAGCTAAAGCTATCGAGAATGGGATTGATATAAGCGAAATTTTGCCTCCTTCGAAGCTCCAGCGTGGGGAGTGAAATTACCGTCCTTGTCCGGCATAAGGTAGTAACGACCTTTCTCCATCATCCAGTGATGACCTTCGGGCGCTGGTACCATTACGTGGGTCTGTTTCTTCTTAGCTTTCATTTCTTAGCTCTGTTACGTACTGCTGAGATAAAACGCTTCTCGTCGTGGTCGTAGTCCTTACCGTCTCCGTTGCCATAAGTGCCAGCCTGACGGTTCTTCTTGTTCAAGAACGCACGATACTGTTTACGCTCACGAGTGGAGTGGTACTTCTTGTCGTACGCCTTCTTTTTCTCGTAGCTGTCGGGATTCTCGTCGTAAAACTTCTTAGTCTTCATTGCTGAGTTTGTTTAGCAATTGGAAGTTACGAATTCCAACAACAGCACGATCAGCACTAACGCGCTTTACGCCACGGAGGTTTACCCCTCGCTTTTTTTCTGACTTTGCCATTGCTTGAGAATATAGCTCGTTAAGCTGTTGATTGAGTCGTGGAAGACTACCTTGTCATAGATACCGTTGAAGTAGTCAAGGTAATGGTCACGAGGGACTGCGGCCCACTGGTCCCGATACGGGCTGTAGTGGAACACGTAGTCCATCAGTACCTCATTCCTCATCTTCTTCATAGAAGCAAGCCTTGAACTTAAAGCTCGTAGGCGTCTTACCAGAAGCTTTTACTGCAGCCTCTAGCTGTTTCATTCCTGAGGCCATATCCATAGACTTGATTTCGATCTCCTCACCGGACATCTCTTCGCCCATCTTACCGCCTTCGTTGTACTTCTTAGCTTTCATCTTACTTCTTCTTAAGCATCTTAAAGTCGTCTCCAGAGATCTTCCCGTCCTTGTTGGCGTCAAGCTTCACCTGTCCACCTTTGAGGTATTTCATCATTCCTCCCTTAGAGTACTTCTTCATCATACCACCTTTTGCGTAGTATCCGTCTACGTTCATCTTACCGCCACCCATCATCTTCTTAACGGGCTTCTTGGCAACCATCATACCCTTAGCCTTTAGCTCACGGTCAAAAGCAGGAACAGCATCGGGATCAGCCTTCTTGAGTTGATTGCGCATCTCGGTCAGGTTCTCCATCTCACGAGCCTTTGCGTTTGCATTGAACTTCTGGTCAGCCGTCATAGGCTTCTTCTTGGGGTCCGGAACGATTGGCATCTTGCCACCCTTCTGGTACACAGTCATCTTAGCTTTCATAAGTACAAAGTTATTTATTTATACGGTACGTATTTTGTCTTACCACCCTCACGAACAGCCTTGAGGATCTGCTTGCGGTTAGCCCCCTCACGGTAACCTACGTGTACCCAGTCCGGATTCTTATCTGTTCCGAACTCCCAGATCAATTGATCGAACTCCAGGTTGTCCTTGATGAACTTGAACACATCAGCATTGGTAACACCATTACCGTGACCATCCTGATCAAGGTCAAGCGCACGACCAAGGTTATGGTCCGAGGTAGAACTACCACCGATAGCCTTGTTCAAAGCAGCAGAGCGGTATCCGCTAGAGACAAAGATCGGAACACCAAAGTACTCACGTACCTTGTCGAATACCTCAACAGCAATAGTCTTCAGGTTCTCCAGATGCTCAGCAGTAGGCTCGTTACTAATGCCCTTGCGCTTGGCGGTATCACTCCGTGTTACCTCAGCCAACGATAGATAGTTACTCAGTTTCATAGCCACAAAGATAACAACACCACCAATAGCTGTTATTTACTAGGTACATTACGTGTACCCTTACAAATACGCAGAATAAACTCCTACTAATCTAGTAGGTATTTACATAAGTACCTGACAACCACACATATAAATCTACACATACCACTTGACTTTCTCGTCTGTAGACCTTAGCTTTGTGCTACGCTCTTGCGACAAGAGCAAAGACTGAACACTATATCGCCTGACGCTTCTCATATACGAAGCATCACAACCATAGCCCGACGGCGATCTTGAGCCGAGGGCGTGTACAGTCAGGGGAGCTAGCCCTAAGGCGACAAGCGACCCGGACAAGCAATAGAGCAACGCAATCAGAAACCGCTTGAAAGCTCTGGCAGATAGTCTGCCCTGTCCGGTCTGT